TTTCTCACCTCACCTGTCCCCCTACATGCAGCAACGCAACCCGAAAGTCCCGAACTCCGTTCAGTTCCCGCTCGATGAGGTTCTAAAAACATTCAGCAACCTGACCGGAAAACGGTATTTCACCAACTCGATCTCTTACATGCTGGCGTTCGCCCTGTATGAAGGCATCATTACCGGCCGCCAATGGGACGAGATCCACATTTACGGGGTTGACATGGCCGTCGGGACGGAATATGAAGTCCAGCGGGCGTCCTGTGAATACTGGATCGGTATCGCTGAAGGTATGGGTGTCAAAATGTATATCCCGGACTCCAGCGACCTCAATAAAACCCGGTTCATTTACGCCTATGAAACCAAACGCCAGATGCAATGGGAAGTGAAACAGCTTAACCAAATCAAGAACATCGAGGAACGGCTGGCAAACATCAACGCTGCAATCGAAGCCAACACCCGGGCGAAATACCAGCATGAAGGCGCTCTCGGGTATGCCAAGGAAGCGATCAAGGTATGGAGTGATCTCGGAACCAAATTCAAACCAGATTCATAAGGAGATGATCAACTATGGGCCTCCCTGTAGGGATCCCGATGTCAGTGACGGAGGTAAAGGATATCCTGAACATCACGTCAACCACCTACGACACGTTTATCCAAAACAACCTTTACCCCGTCGCGGTTTTCGTCAATGACTGGACCCACAACGGGATCGCCTTCGACTACACCC